GTATGAAGGTAAAACAAAAGATGCTTTAACTATTGAAAACGATTCAATGGGTAATGATGACTTTTATAAATTTCTTTATGATTTTTACACAGCACTTTCAACAGCAGTAAAAAAAGGTGGTGCAATATATGTTTGGCACGCTTCTTCTGAAGTTATTAATTTTGGTAAAGCAATGGTTGATGCTGGCTGGTTGTTAAAACAACAACTTATATGGGTTAAAAATACAATGGTAATGGGAAGACAAGATTACCAATGGAAACACGAACCTTGCTTATATGGATGGTTAAAAGGAGATAGTCACAAATGGTATTCTGATAGAAAACAAACAACAGTTATTGAATGGGATAAACCAATGCGTAATGGAGAACATCCGACAATGAAGCCAATAGGTTTATTTTCTTATCAAATAGAAAACTCTTCTAAAATAGGAGATATTGTAATAGATGCTTTTGGAGGCAGTGGAACTACTATGGTGGCTTGTGAACAAATAAAACGCAAAGCAAGAATTATTGAATACGACCCTAAATACTGCCAAGTAATTATTGACCGAATGAAAAAACTCGACTCGAGTTTAGTTATTAAGAAGAACGGAGTTGAAATTAAATAACACCGAAAAAACACCGAAATGGCAAAAGAAGATAATTTAAAACCAGCTTGGGACAAAGGCGAAAGCGGAAACCCTAACGGAAGACCTAAAGGAGCAAAGAACCGTAGCACAATAGCAAAGTACTGGCTGGAGGTAAATCAAAAGTTAAAGAACCCTTTAACGGGTGCTGAAGAAACAATGTCTCAAGAAGACTTAATGACTTTGGCTTTAATTAAAAAAGCACGTGAAGGAGATGTTTCAGCATATAAAGCACTAATGGATAGCGGTTACGGTGCGCCATTACAACAAATAGAACAAACAGTTTTAGAACAACCTATATTTCCTGATGTTTCTGCGGACGACTTCGACGAATAAAATACTTAAACTCAAAAAGCGAGTTCGTATTATTCAGGGTGGCACAAGTGCTGCCAAGACGTACGGTATATTATCTGTTTTAATAGCACGTGCTTCTGCAATACACGGACTTGAAGTTAGCGTAGTTGCTGAAAGTATTCCGCATTTACGTAGGGGTGCTTTAAAGGACTTTATTAAGCTAATGAAGTGGATGAATAAATGGCACGAAAACCAATTTAACAAATCGTTATTAACCTATCAATTTTTAAACGGAAGTACATTTGAATTTTTTAGTGCTGATGACAGTTCTAAATTAAGGGGTGCAAGGCGTGACGTTCTATACATAAACGAATGTAACAACGTAACCTTTGAGTCTTACAACGAACTTGCAATACGTACAAAGAAAGCTATATATTTAGACTTCAACCCCGCGAATGAATTTTGGGTGCATACTGAACTAAAAGACGAACAGGATTCAGACTTCTTAATTCTAACGTACAAAGACAACGAAGCCTTAGACAATAGTATTGTACAACAAATAGAAAAAAACCGTTTAAAAGCCGAAACAAGCGCATACTGGGCTAACTGGTGGAGGGTATACGGATTAGGCGAAATAGGAATGTTAGAAGGCGTTATATTCAGCAACTGGAAAACTATTGATATACTACCTAAAGAAGCGAATTTAATCGGTATTGGATTAGACTTCGGTTACACGAACGATCCTACGGCAATAATAGAAATATACAATTACAACGGTACCAGAATAATAAACGAATTGAAGTATCAAACGGGAATGTTAAATAGTGATATTGCAAACGCACTACCGAAACACGTACCCGTTTACGCTGATTCAAGCGAACCGAAAAGCATTGAAGAAATAAAACGCTACGGAATAACAATTAAAGGCGTTACAAAGGGCAAGGATTCAATAAACTACGGAATAGATGTTATGCAACGTAATGAATATTTAGTTACTTCAAATAGCACGAACTTAATTAAAGAACTTCGGGCCTATTGCTGGGATACTGATAAGCAAGGCACACGCTTAAACAAACCGATTGACACAAATAATCATGGTATTGATGCGCTACGATACCACGAAATGGAAACGTTAGGAATGAATAGTAACTACGGTAAGTATCACATTTGGTAAATAAATAATATTTTGCACCTGTTCAAGTATGCAAATAGTGTGAATTATATTTACAAACTACAAAAACACGAATTAAAAGTTAATATATAGAATGAAAACAGAAATTGTAATCCCTACTTCATTAAGTGAAATACCGTTAAAGAGCTACCAAGAATTTATGCGGTTGGTTGAAAAGTCGAATGACGAGGAATTTATAGGTCAAAAGACTATCGAAATATTTTGCGGCTTACAAATGAAAGACGTTGTTAAGGTAAAATGGAGTGACGTTAAAGAGTTAACTGTACATTTAAACGAAATATTTAAAGCGAAGCCTAAGTTTCAAGCTACGTTTAAAATTCAAGATACTGAATTCGGTTTCATTCCTAATTTAGAAGATATGAGTTTCGGAGAATACATTGATTTAGAAAGTAATATTTCAAACGTAGAAACTTTTCACAAAGCCATGGCGGTAATGTACCGACCTATCACAAAGAAACACAAAGAGCGTTACGAGATATTTGAATACACGGGAACGGATGAATTTTCGGAGCTGATGAAGTACGCACCGTTAAATGTTGTCATGGGCGCAACGGTTTTTTTTTCGAGTTTAGGAAACGACTTAGTACAACATACGCTTACTTATTTGGAGAACCAGATGAAGACGAACAAGAAGTTAATGACTACAGCGAAAGAGCGCAATTTAATAAAAGATGGGGATGGTATAATTCAATCTATGCAATTGCTCAAGGCGACCTTACAAAATTTGATGAAGTTACCCGACTGGGAGTTCGAAAGTGTCTTACATGGCTTACTTACGAAAAGCAAAAACGAGAAATAGAAGAAAGGGAAATTAAAAGAATGACAAAAAATGGCTAATTATTACACGATACTCGACACGCTTAAAAGCAATTTAGAAAACGATCCGTTTATTAACACGGTAACGCAAGGCGATATTTTTGCGGTTGACTTGGCTAAACAAACTATTTTTCCTTTGTGTCATATTATAGTAAACAACGCAACGTTTGAAAGCAATATAATTCGTTTTAACGTAAGCATTATGGCAATGGATATTGTAAACAAGTCAAAAGACGAAGACACAAATATATTTGACGGTAACGATAATGAGATTTACGTACTTAATACTATGCTTTCAGTATTGAATAGGCTATACGAAGAACTACGTAGAGGTGACTTATTTACTGATGCTTTTCAAGTAGACGGTAATCCTACATTAGAAGCGTTCGCTGAAAGGTTCGAAAACTATTTAGCTGGCTGGACTATGACCTTTGATATTTTAGTTCCTAATGAAATGACCGTTTGTTAATGAGTGAAAGATTAAAGGCGCTTGAAAAGTTTCGTGATTTAGTAGTTGCTGAAGCGAAAGCCAATTTACAAAAGATGGGTAAAAATTCAAGTGGTAAATTATCGAATTCAATACAAGGCGAAGTAAAGGAAATGCCTAATTCAATAGGTATTTATTTCGAGATGGAACCGTACGGTAACTTTCAAGACAAAGGGGTTGACGGTAAACGAGTAAAACACGGTTCGCCTTATTCGTACAAGGATAAAATGCCGCCACCAAGTAAGCTGGATAAATGGATAGTTCGTAAAGGTTTAGCACCACGTAACAACGGTAAATTTGCTGCTCGTTCTGTTTCTGCTGCGGGCTTTAAAAAAAGTATTCAATTCTTAATTGCACGAAGTATTTATTTCAAAGGAATAAAACCGAGCCTATTTTTTACCAAGCCATTTGAAGCCGCCTACAAAACACTACCCGACACGTTAATAGATAAGTACGGTTTAGACGCTGAAAAGCTTTTAACACAAATATTAGATGAAAATTTAAAGACTAAAAAATGAGTATTTTTGCACGTTCGCCTTATATAGTAGAAATATCCGAAACTGGACAAGACGGTTCTAAATTAGAAGTGTTTATTTGGAACGGTACGGGAAGCGCACCCGCAACCCCTACGTACACTTTGAGTAAATTAATACCCGCTTCAAACAACGTAAAGACGTATTATAATGTAAGTCCGTATATTCGTGAGTACATTACGTGGAATACAAGGCAAGAAGTTTATAATACTTTTACCGCAACCGACACAAGTCAATGGTGCAACGTTCAATTGAAAAGGTACAAATTAGACAGCGGCACATATACCTTATTAAGTACAAATTCATACGTTGCTTATGACGGTTTCGGTTGGTACGAAAACGGTAGTAATTATTCGCCTGTTTATGATATACTACACGACGAAGGAACGTTTTTTTATTACTACGATGGCACAAGTCCAAGTTCAAATTCAAGTAGAAGGGCGGGTCATATAATGGTTAAAACTTTGACAACGTATAAAGCGAAATATACCAACCTGGTAACGGCTGCTACATTCACGCAAAATTTAACAAACAATTCAATTTTAGACGTACCGAGGGTATATGAAAATTATTATGCTGCTGGGAATAAGTTAGAAATAATTATAAATATTTTAGGTAGTGATGTTACCGTTTGGACTGGTTATTTCAAACCGTTTGAACTTTGTAGATACACGCCCGTTTTATGCGACTTTGTAAACCGTTATGGATGCTGGCAAAGAACGTATTTCTTCGCTGCGAGTAACGATATATTTAGCGTTGAAAACACAGAATACAATTTAATGCAAAGCACGTTCCCGAATTACAATACGTTAGAAGGTCAAAGAAAGGTGTTTAACACAACGGCAAAAAGAAGCATAAAAGTTAATACGGACTGGGTAACTGAAAGCTACAATGATTTACTTGAACAGCTGATGGCAAGCGAACGAATATTGTTAAATAGTTTACCCGCTAAAATTAACACGAAGCAAACCGAGTTATTCAAAAACATAAATCAAAAAATGATTAACTATACTTTAGAGTTTGACTTTGCTTTCAATGCAATAAACAACGTAATATGAGGCAAGTACAACTTTATATTGAAGGTCAAAAGGTTGAACTATTTGAAGACGAACAAATTAATGTTACTTCGAGCGTTCAAAATATTAGCGATATTTCAAAAGTATTTACGGACTTTTCGCAAAGCTTTACCGTTCCCGCTTCAACGGTTAATAATAAAATATTCAAACATTTTTACCAATCCGATATTGGTGATCCGTTAGACCCTACTACGTTATTCGATTACAATATTCGTAGGAGCGCATTATTAGAAATTGACTTAACTACTTTTAGACGTGGTAAAATATCAATTGAAAAGGCGAATATAAAAAATGGCTTACCTGAAAACTATCAAATAACTTTTTACGGTGAAATACGAACGCTAAAAGATTTATTCGGTGAAGATAAATTAAATACATTAGATTTAAGCGCCTACGAATTTACATTTAGCGCTACGGAAATTTACAATAGAATAACGGACTTAACAACGGATTACAGCGTTAGGTATCCTTTAATTGCAAGTAGCAGATTATGGCAATACCACCACGGTACTGAAGACGTAACAAACAATGCGCACGCAATACATTACGATGAATTATTTCCAGCTATAAAAATAAGTAGGTTATTTCAAGCTATTGCAAATGATTACGGCGTTACTTTTACGGGAACGTTTTTAAGTGATACAAGGTTTAACGAAGTTTTTTTATACGGCAAAAATACAACGGAATACACTTGGATAAGTGAAGCAAGTACTATTGATATTGACCAAATAACGGCAACGGTAGTTGATCCGAGTTTACCGAACCCCGCGAATTACGTAGATATATACGGAAGCAAAATAAACATTGAAGAACTTTCTGGAGTTTATGCACACATTATAAGCTTTGATATTTTAAGTCAATCGGTTGCGGGTACATGGTACATTGATATTTTTCAAGACGGTAATTACTATCAAACTGTGCAAGGTACTACGACGGGAGTTTTCGGAAATGTAACTTTTATAAATACAAGTGGCTTGGATACGGACGTAACTTTTCAATTACGTGCTGATGCAATAATGGATGTAGATATGAATATTATCTACCAAATAAACGGAAACAACGGTGTAATTAATTACGCTCAAATGAGTACGGTTACAACTTCGCTTTCAGGTAACGTAAATATAAATAACGTTTTACCCGATATAAAAGTTAGTGACTTCTTTTCGGGCGTGTTAAAAGAGTTTAATTGTACGTGCGTAGCTACTGATGTAAACACTTTTGAAATACTACCTTTAGAAGATTGGTATTCACAAGGCGCTATTGTAGATATTACGCAATACACGGATGTAGATTCAATTGATATTGAACGTATTAAGTTATATAAAAAAATAGCTTTTAAATACCAACAAAGTGAGTCCTTTGCAAACAAGAATTATTTTAAAACATATAACCAACAATACGGAGATTTAGAATATCAATACAATTACGACGGCGACGAATACACAATTGAAGTTCCTTTTGAAAATTTATTGTTTCAAAGGTCAATAGATAATTCAGGTAATTACGCTATTTTCGGTTATACGTTAAACGAGAATTTTCAAGCGTACACGCCGAAGCCTATATTACTTTATTTGTACGGTGAAAGTGACCCTTTGCCACATGATATTAAATTCTATACTGGAGCAACGCATTTAAACATTGATACGTTCGCTTTATTTGGTCAAGACCTTACATATCAAAACACGAAATATAGTTTAAATTTCGGTGCTGATAATTCTATAATTCATTTAGAAACAATTCAACAAGGCTTATTCGCTGAATATTATTTTTCGTATTTAATTAATTTGTTCAACCTTAAGAATAGGCTGGTTCACGTAAAGACGAATTTACCTGTTTCTTTACTTACGAACCTTCAATTAAATGATCGTCTTATTATAAGAGATAAACGCTATATAATAAACGAAATGAAAAGCAACCTAAGTACTGGACAAGTTGACTTTAGTTTGTATTTAGACTTTCGACCAATTACAAGCGGTAGACCTTTAGTGCCAAGTTTTGACGCACAATGTTTAGACGTTCCGATTACGTTTGTGAACGGTGCGGTTAGTGCTGATATAACAACAACGTTTGGCGGTGTTACAATTACCCCGAGTACAATAACAAGTAGTCAATCTATTACGGTTTGTATTCCTGAAAACACGAATTCACCGCAAAACATATTAGCCGAAAACTCGGATAGCTTAATTACTGAAGAATTTCAAAACTTAATAACTGAAAATTCAAGCACGCAAGTTATAATTTTAACGGTTACTTACACTTTAGGCAACGGGCAACAAGTGGCAAATCAAATAACAATATTACAAGAATGATACAACTAATTTTAGAACTACTTAAA